AAAAGCGTTAACCAAAGAAGCCAAAGATCAGCATAGAAGTTTTACTAATTACGTTGAGTTGCTTTTGTCAACCCATCAAGACAGAAAAATAGTTAAAAAAATAAACAGCCAACCATGAAACTAATACTATTAATTCTTTTGCTTTTGTTATTTAGCTGCTCACCTAAAAGTGTGGTAAGGCCAAGGTATGACCGGAATCCGGATTATAAAGTTAAACTATGAAAACAGATAATCAAATAATTGCGGAGTTCATGGGTTACCGTTATTTCACTTGGCAAGAAGTAAAAGGGATTGGACAGGCTGGGTGGGCTAAACATGATAAATCAAACGCTAAAATCGGAAACGGATTTCTTTGCAGGACTACAAGAGAATTGAAGTACGATCACTCATGGGACTGGTTGATGCCTGTTGTTGAAAAAATTGAGGAAACGGCTCCTACAAATGTTAAGGAAATCAACAGCAAAGGGTTAATGATTTTTGAAATAGGTTTATTTGCTGGAATAGAAACTGTTTATCAATCTGTTCTTGAGTACATAAAATGGTATAACGAAAACAAACAGAAATGACCATGATCAATCCAGAAATAAACCTTGAAGACCTTCAAAAATGGTATGAAAGCGAAGAAGTAACTTATGCAAGTAGCACAAGAGAGCGCAAAAGTCTAACATGCACTTTGAAAGGAAACTTTATTGTTCGAGTTGCTGGTAGTATTGTTTGGCAAGGTGTCCAGCCTTTTTCAGCGGTTGAAGCATACAACAGTGTAACAAAAAAATTTATTCAAGAGAAATTTACGCTATGACATTTGAACAAGCAAAAGATCAGGTAGCTAAGAAGTATGGGTACAAAAACCTTGAATTTCTTCACATGGGATTTGAGGAGTATAAAAAGCTCATTAACGAAGCAGCCGAACTATACGCTAAATCTAAAGCTGATAAAGCATGGAGGGACGGTTGCGAACATATAGAAAATATGTATGAGTAGAGTAATGACATTTAGCCGCTACTTTCCGGCATACCATCCAAAAAGAGGTGAGCCGACTTACTTTGTGGAGGCGATACTAACCCAGTTAGGAATTGACTATACAAGTCATGATTATTTTGCGTGGTTAACTAATAACAATCCTGATATAAACATATTTTTTTTACTTGAGTTTATTGAAAGCCTATCAATAAACATTGACCCCAAAAGCCACACTATCCGCGCTCATAAGAAGCCTTTAAAAGTTGGTCAATTGGTTAACCCTAAGTGCTGGGCCGGAAAGCCGTACAACAAAACCAAAGAAGGCTACTGGCAGATAAAGTTTGCGCCTGACATTGAGGTAAAGAAAACTTGGCCTATTCGTATTGACTTAACCGATCAATATGAACTTGTTTATTTGATTGATGAACTTGGTGACGCTATTTCTGTTGATGAGAAAAAATTAGCTTCAAATGACGGATTAACTGAGCAAGATTTCTATGATTGGTTCGACACTTCAAAAAATAGAAAGAAAGTTTTTGCCGGGCAAGTGGTTTGCTGGAACGAAAAAATAGAATATTAGAATGATAAAGATTTTTATTTGTAATTTCCTGTTAAAATTATTGCCCCGATTTAGTAAGTACAAGTACAGGCTAATAGTTTGGGCTTATGGTGAACAATCAAAACAGGCTTGGTAAAATGGCATACCGCGTTAACTTCTTTAATCAAACAAAGACTAAAAACAAGTTCAATGCTAAAAAGCAGGACTTTGGAGGACGTAAGTACGATTCAAAATTTGAAGCCAAGTACGCAGAAGAGCTTGAATGGCGTAAGCAAGCCGGTGAAATAACCGACATAAAACCACAGGTAAAGATTGACATTAAGGTAAACGGTGTGCATATTTGTAACTACTACTGCGATTTTCGGGTAGTTTTGAAAGACGGAACGGTGCAATATCACGAAGTCAAGGGCATGATTTTACCCTTGTTCCAATTAAAATGGAAGCTATTGCAAGCCCTGAAAGACGAACTGTTAGAACCTGGGGCAGAATTGATTATGATTAAATAAAAAAAAGGCAGCATTGACCAGCACATGAACAAGCGTGGCTGTAGTAAAATAAAATAATTACCTTTGTTTAAAATGACAGATACATGGATTCCAGTTACAGATAAGCTACCTAATTTTCACCTCAAAAAATATGAGGTTATGAAAAAAAAGGGTACGCCACAATCGGAACGTGGAATTATTGCTATTGGAGTTATGACAACAAAAACATTACTCACTGGAGAGAAATAAAATAAATGAGTGCCCCGCTAAAAAACCAGTTCTGGAAGTTACGCTCAAAGCATGGGAGGGATAAGATATTTGAAACCCCTGAAATACTAGAGGATGCAGTAAACGAGTATTTTGAGGAAACAAGTCAAAGGAAATGGACTCGTAAAGATTGGGTTGGTAAGGATGCGGAGTCGGTTACCAGAGAATTTGATACTCCTTTCACACTATCAGGGCTTTACGTGTTTCTTGGAATAGACGATGCTACTTGGGCATTGTATCGAAAAAGAGAAGATTTTATAGGAGTCGTTACGCGTGCGGAGCAAATTATAAGGACTCATCAGATAGAGGGTGGCATGGTTGGACACTTCAATCAGAATCTTACAGCGAGGTTAAATAACCTCAAAGAACAGACCGACATCACCACCCAGGGGGAAAAGATTGCCCCGGTGATCACGGCAATGGTAGACGGTCAGATTATAGACGGGGAAATGAAATGATCGCATTTTATTTTATTATGGGTTTAATTGTAGGATACTTGTTTGCATGTTCAGTGGATGAATATTGGCATAAGCACCACAAATGAAGCCAAAATTTAGGATTAGAAAATTGTATGAATTGAGCAGTCCAGACTGGCATCTTTTAGCAGATGTTGACTATTGGGATTACATAGTAGCTAATATTAACGGTATTTTTGGCGTTAAAGAAATGAAATGAAAGGTATATCGGGGGATAGGTTACGTAAAATCGTAATGCAATCAGGTGGACGCGTAAAGCCTGAACGCATAAGTTCTAAGAACAATCCCCGATATACCAAATAATATTTTTATCACTACCGATAAAACACTTTTGAAACGGAATAAAATTCTGAATTTACTGCCTTTAGTATTCCACGGGCTAAATTGTGCTTACTTGGTCGGTTTATTGCTTTATTTTGCATTGAGTAAGATTTTTTTATGAATAATCTACGAGCATATTACATTGAAGTAACGCCAATGACTGATGGTCAAACCAAGGTTATTTTTATGGCTTCGTCAAGAAAGAAGGCGAAATTAAGGGTGCCTGAAATTGAGCAAAAATACAGCGTAAAGGCCACATCTAATCCTAAATTGCAAACACCATGAATGCCTTTCTAAGTAAAGCCCAAAAAAGAATTTTATTACTCTGGTTACATCATAGGTATATTGCTTGCTTATTTACTGAGCCGGATTTTTTAATCAACCTTATGAAGCGCATAGAATTTTTAAGAACGGCAATTTTAGCGGCAATTTATACGCCCGAACTTCTTCCTAAGATTTTCGATCAGCCTAAAAACGTTTCAAAATTGGAGGAAGCGATTGTTTTTAAGGTTAACGATACGATTCTAAAAGACTCTCAATTATTTAATCTAGCCATAAACGGATTAGTGGTTGACAGGAATATTCAAAGAATTGATATTGGCCTTGCTGATGATGATTTTGTAATGGGCTTTAAAACTGTAAAAATTACATTTGTGTGAACTGGAAGCCTAACGGCCTATTCTTCAAGATGGCGCAAATGGTGGCCGCCCGGCAACCTAACACCAAACTAATTATAGGTAACGAAGGATCAAGCCGTTCGTCTAAAACGTGGGACTTCATCCACCTGCTAGTATGGCTATGTGACCATAACAGGGGCAAAAAACTGGACATCTTCCTATTCCGGGACACCCTGGTAAACTGCAAGGAATACCTATTTAAAGACTTCAAAAACTGCCTTACATCAATAGGCATATACAATCAGGCCAATTTCCGGGACAACGCAGGAAAGCCTAATTACTACCTATTTGGGCAGGAAATAAAGTTCCGGGGACTTGATGATAACACCACTGAAATAAAGGAGGCCACCGATTCAGACATAATTTTCTTCAATGAAGTGCTTTCTGGTTGCGAAAAGGAAAGGGTGATGAATTGGATCATGCGTTGCCGGAAGCTTGTAGTGGCTGACTGGAACCCAAAGTATACTGATCACTGGTTCTTTGCTTTCGAAAAGCGTGATGACTGCGTGTTCACTCATTCAACGTACAAGGACAACAGGCACCTTCAAGAGTCGGTTATAAAAGAACTTGAATCGTACGATCCTGGGAACCCTGAAAACGTCCGCGCTGGCACTGCTGACAAATACCGACACCAGGTGTATGCCTTGGGACTTCGTGCCAACCGCGAGGGCTTGGTCTTTCCCGAAGTTACCTACGTGGATGACTTTCCGGACCACGTTGAGCAATTTGCGTACGGACTGGATTTCGGGACCGCTCACCCTACCGTAATAGTCAAAGGCGGGATCGTCAGGAAGTCGCCAAAGTCGGATTTGTACCTAAAAAAGCTGTTTTACAGCCCCTGCCAGACATCTACCGAAGTCATTGACGCGGTTAACACCTTAAAAATTGATAGTCACATTTGGTGCGATACGAACATGGACAACACCAACACCGGGATCGGATGGGTATCTGACATGCGGAGGGCTGGCATCCGTGCCCTGCTGACTAAGAAGTTCCCTGGGTCCCGCGCCTATTGGATCACGACCCTAAAAAAGTTCAACATTCACATAGTCAGGGACAGCGACTTCAAAAAGGAACAGGAAAACTTCTGTTATCGGGTAGTCGATGGGGTGCAACTTTCTGAAACTATCGACAAATACGATGATTGCTGGTCAGCTTCCGGCTATCTGACGGTCGGTGATTTTGCCAATAAGTAATTCCCAATACTGGAATTTGTTTCTAATTGGTATTTTTCTACCTTTGGGAAAACATTCCCAATTTGGCGTTTGAATTAAGCCGGATTTTCTCCAACCTGTTCACCGTTAAAAAGCACGGTGCCGGATACTTTTTCGCCTTTGGGGGAAAAAATGACACGTTCGGCAAGTGTGATCCCCTAGCAGCCTACCAAGAGATACCAGAGGTCAACGCCATCATTAACATGAAGGCTAGGGCGTTCTCGAACATGCGATTGAAGGAGGTTGACGCTAACGGCAACGAAAAGCCAACTACACAAGGTCAAGCGTTAATAAAGCTGCTCCAAAATCCTAACTGGTTCCAGCAGTTCAAGGAGTTTGCCATTCAGACAAAAGTTTTCAGGGAGGTTTTCGGCAATGAATACATTTTCAAGACCGCGCCTTTTGGATTTGATCCAACCATCGAAAGAGTAAAGGCTTTATACACGTTGCCAGATAACATTGTAGAGTGCGAATACGATAACTCAACGGCTTTTTACCTACAAGCCGAACGCCCGAAAGTCACTTATAAAATAAAGAAAGAAAGCGGAAGCCTTGATGTGCAAGACTCATCCATGATTATTCATTTTAATGATAACCGGGTAAGCATCAAAAACGGTACCGACAAAAATCTATTGAAGGGTCAAAGCAAGTTGCACGCGCTGTCAGTGGTGATCAATAACATGCGGATGGCTTATGAAAGTCGCGGTATAGTGCTAAAATATAGAGGGGCGAACGGGGCTTGGGTTAATGAAGGGAAAGACATTGTCGGGGGACTCCCATTAGATGAAACCGAAAAGAAAAGGGTTGAAGATCAGTTTGGCAAGTATGGCACATTGGACGGTCAATCTCAAACAATAGTAACAAGTCTACCGCTAAGGTGGCAGCAGGCCGGAACAAACAACCCTCAAAACCTTGGGCTCTTTCAAGAAATAGAGCAGGGTTTCGATAAGTGCCTCGACACTTTTGGCGTACCTGCCGAAATGTTTGTGCGTAAAATGGGAAGCACGTACGAAAATCAGCACCAAGCAGAGAAAGGACTTTATGTGCGTACAATCATGCCAGAGGCTAATGAGTGGATTGGCGGTATCTCCAGCGAGTTTTTAGACGGCAACACTTCAATAGTTGCCGAGTATATGCACCTACCGATATTTCAAGAGGACCTTAAAAGCCGGGGGGATTCACTCACGACTATGGTTAATGCTTTATCCAAAGCACTTCAAGACCAAGCGATTACAATTGATCAGTACAAAGATGAACTAACAAAATTTGGAATAAAATGAGCAAGCACAAGAAAAACCGGAATCCCAACATGGGAAATTTAGTTGAAAAACAGCCTGAAATTACTCAAAATGTGGAAAATAAGCCTGAAATCGAGGAATCCAAAGACATAACCGACCAGGAAGCCAAAGAGATTGTTGAGGGTATTGAACAGCCAGCACCCGAAGTTGTGGAGGCTGTAAAAAAAGATCGTGTTTCCTTTTCCGAAATGTTACGAAACAGACGCAAAACTACAAGCGGAGCAAAATCAATCGTTCATCACTGAGTATTGACATGAAAGAAAAGTTAACGCCAACTCAGATAAAAGAACTGAAAATGGTCAGGGAAAAGATCGTGAAGGAAAAGCAAATAGTAAAAAAATGAAACTCGAACTGCCACAATTTCCGGAAAAGTCACAATTGATTGACTACCTGATAGTCAACAAAAGCAAGCTGATTGCACAAAAGAAAAGCGTCACCAAGGAAGCTGACGGAGTGAGTCATTGTGTTGAATTGGTAATCGACAAAGACAAATCTGAATTTACTGTAAAGGCCGGAATGCAATCAGTAGAAATACCAGACACTGCCACTCAAATAAAAGTTCGATCTATAATAAATACGACAAAGCTATTTGACTCCCACGGTGACGTGCATTTAGATCAATTGTGGAATAAGTCCCTCAAAGAAAACAAAGGCATTTCTCTGGTTCAGGAACATCAATTCAGCTTCAAGGGGACAATATCTGACAACGTAAAGGCTTTTACCAAGCAAATCGCATGGCATGATTTGGGAATAAATTACGAAGGGAAAACTCAGGCACTTGTTTTTGATTCTATTATAGACAAAAACGAAAATGAGTTCATGTTTGAAAAGTACCGCACTGGCAAGGTTACAAATCATTCCGTGGGGATGCAGTACGTCAAGATTGATCTGGCGGTAAATGATGACCGGTACGAAAAGGAAAACGCTACATGGAATAAGTACTTTGAGGAGATAGCCAACAAAGAGGAGGCTTTAGAGGCCGGTTACTTTTGGGCTGTTTCAGAAGCCAAGATCATTGAAGGTAGCGCAGTTAAAAGAGGATCGAACTGGGCAACGCCCACTTTATCAATACAGCAAACGAAAGGCCAGCCGGACAATTCCACTGGTAAGCAAGAGCCGCCAAAAAGCACTCTAAAGGCTAGTGAGCTAATTAAGTTTTATCAACCAAAAAAACACATTTAAAAATGGAAGAAAAAGAATTACAGGAAATCCTTACCAAGGCAGCCGAAAAGAACGGTGAGGCCATTAAGGAAGCGGTCAAGAATGCAGTTGATTCAGCCGCCAAGGGATTCATCACTGCCGAACAGTTTGCTACAAAAATGCAATCTTACGGAGTGACTGAAAAGGCAATTGCCGATTTGACCACTGCCATCGAAAAGCAAGGCTTAGAGCTTTCTAAGTTGATCTCAAAAGGGGGCAGCGTTGAAGGCCAAACAGTAGAGGAAATTGTTGCCAAAAATGCTGAGGCGATTAAGGCGGTATCATCCGGTGACAACGCAAGCCGGGCATCTTTGAAAATCAACAAGGCAATAGTTCAGCGGTCTTCTGTCACCAATAACACTATGGGTATTCGCGTACCTGGTATTGGTGAGCTTGCAACAAGACGCGCTGTTATTCGCAGTCTCTTCACCCAATACAATTACTCCCCGGCTCAAATGGCTGAAAGCGGTGGAATTGTCCGGTGGATGGATCAGGACGCTATTACAAGAAGTGCCGCTGCCGTGGCAGAAAATGGAACAAAACCAGAGTCAGCAATTTCTTGGATCGAAAGAACAAGTCCTTTCCAAGTACTTGCGGATACTATCCCTGTTTCAAAACAGGCTTACCGTCACCTTGGATTTGTGGCTCAGCAAATCAATGAACTGCTCAACAAAAACCTTGAATTGGTAGTTGACGGCCAAATCTATGATGGCTCTGGAGTGTCTCCTAACCTGAATGGTTTGTTAACCGTTGCGCCTACTCAGGTAATTGATGCAACGCTTCCAGGATTTGGAACAATCGTTGATTCAAATCTTTACGATCTTGTTTCTGCACTGCGAGTGTCAATCATGAACGGTGGAGCCGCAGGAACCGGAAGACAAAGTAAGTACATGCCTAACATCGTTTTGATGAACCCGATTGACATTTTGAAATACAAACTGTCAAAAGCGGTTGACGGTCATTACCTACTCCCTCCTTTCATCTCAGCAGATGGAACAAGGATTGATAATGTCCTTGTGGTTGAGTCATCTCGCGTGGTGGCTAATACACTGGTAATCGGTGACTTCTCTTACGGAAGCGTTCACCAGGGCGAAGATGTTACCATAGAAATGGGATTGGTTAACGATCAGTTCTTGAAAAATCAATGGACTATCCGCGCTGAGCAGGAAATATTCCTATTGATCCGTAACGTTGATCGTGAAGCCTTCCTAAAGGTTACAAACATTGACGCGGCCATTGCAGGTTTAGGTATCGCTTAATTTTTGAAACGAATATGAAAATGAAAAACGTTTTGATCGTTGGCTTGGTAGCCTTGCTTTCGATCTCTTTTGCCGAGGCTCAGGTAGCCGAGTTTTTTAACGCCCTGTCAACGGGTGGAGTGTTCCCCAAATCAGACACGGTAACCAACGCAGGAACCGGCACCGTACAGTGTCGCTTGCTTCGTGCTGTTGCAGTGACCAATACCACTGTACAGGTGAACGTGACTAAAATAAGTGGAACAGTTGGCGGTACTATATCGCTTCAAGGTAGCCTTGACGGGGTTAACTGGAGAGCGTTGAACACCGTTGACACACAGACCGCCCTTGCAACTATCACCGCTGCTGATGCCACTGCCAGTTATCATTGGCGTTTAGCAGGGTCACCCTTTTTATATTACAGGGTTAGTTGGACAGGAACCGGTACCATGTCGGCAAGTTTCACGGCCTTACTCTATCGCAATAAACAGTAAGATATGTTTTTGACCTCAACAGATTTCACAGTAGCCCCCTATATTATCTCTAGTCAGGTGGAAAATACCAATGGTATTAACGCCTACATTGCGGACACGGAAGAGGCTATTTTGGAAAAACTGTTGGGGTCAACATTCTACGCCCAACTTAAAGCCGGTGTCAATGCCTTTCCAGCGGAATGGGTTTCTAATTTAAGCCACACTTATGACGTGGGGGTTCAGGTTGTTTACGGTGCTGATATATACGAAAGCACCGACAATAACAACGCGACAGTACCAAGTCAATCTCTTACATGGATTTTGCAGCCTGTTAATAAGTGGTTACGGCTAAAAAAAGGAGACACCTACACAAACGAAGGCAAGGAAAACACTTGGAAGGGGTTTGTGACGGCCTTAAAACCTTACGTTCATTCACAGTATCTTAAAGAATACGACATGACGGTCGCGCCTTTGGG